ACCTGCAAAGGGTAAAAGGGGGTGGATGTTAGACTTTTCAACAAAAGTACCTCCAATTTTAGGAGAATTTAAATTAATTTCAGTTGATTTATCTGAAACACGTCTAACCGATCCTCCTTCTATATCTTGATAGTCTTTTTGTTGAGCTGGGTCAATTCCCTCATCTGCCAAATCTGGGTATGCATTGTGGTGAGGGTGATTCCACATACTTATAGTATTTAAATAATAATAACTCTCAGAACTGGGTTGGTCTCCAATATTAGTATCTGGGAGTTTTATTAAATATACTATTTCATTTATTAATGGGTAGATTTTAAAGTTAGGGTTAAATGGTTTTGCTATTGGTAAGTAATTGTTTTTATCTGTTTGAAAGTTAACAGCTTCAAAAAATATAGTACCAACTCCATTCCACCCACCATATCTATTAAAATCAGGATGAGTATCATCCAAGATGATATCCCTAACCCTAACTGATAGGGTTTTTGAAAATAATTCACTAATTTGTCCCCCTAAATTGGTGGTGGTATCTATTGAATTTAAATTTTGATTTAAACCCGCAAAACCAAACTTAATTGCCATCTTTATTCTCTATATCGGAACTAAGCTTATCCAACTCAGCCATTAATTGTTCTTTTTCTTCATCTGTAATACTCATGGTATCTTCGCTTGAACTATTATTAAGCGCGCGTTGTATTATAGTTGACATTTTAATTAATTGTTCATCGTTTTTTATGCCAATTTCCATGTATTCTTTAATAAGTGGAACAATTAAAGTAGCATCCCCTATATCTGAAATAAGGGGTTTGAGTTCAGATATTAAACCGGAGATTTGTTTTTCTTTTTTCTTTTGATTGTTGTATATTTCCTCAAGGATATTGGAAAATTTCTTTTTCCCAAATACAACATTGTCTAATGCTCCCATAATATTTTGGTTATAAATATTGGATTAGAAAGGGATTAGAATTTAGCATATCCATTTTCTAAATAAAATATATAGCTAGATTTAAATATGTCGTGAAGTTGATTAGCTATTTTGGTAATTTTAGAGGTTTTGACATCTACCATTTCTCTGATGTAAATGTATAGAGCTTTTTTATTGAAAATCTCTAAATCTTCTCGTTTACGGAAAAGTTCTAAAATCGCATCCGCAATTTGGGCATCATTTTTTTTAGGAAACATCTCAAATATATTTTCTGAGACATGACTTACGAATTCGTCTATATATAAATCTAAATCGCTTTTTATTTTTTCATCCCCCATATAATATGTGTGGGTTGAATTTTCGTTAAGCAAAACATCTACTTCAACGTTTTTGATTTTTTTAGTATAGTTTTTAGTATTATATAATATTAACCAACGTTTTACTATTGTACCAAAATAGGAATAGGCTTTAGCCCCCCTAGTTGGGTCAAATAAATGAATTTTAGACAAAAGGAAAACAATTATCTCATGTTGGAGATGCTCTAGATTTTCTACTTCCGTGTGGTAAAATTTAAAAGTATGGATTATATTCTGGGTAAGTTTAAAGAAGGGGTAATGTATTTCTTCTTCATATATCTTACTTCTAACTTTAGAATCTGATTCATTGTTGTATCTTACAATGGCCAGTTCTGTGTCATGAGTAAAATAATTTTTACTCTTTGGTCTTCTTTTTTTCTTTATCATTTTAGATGTTGATCTTAAACTTGGATAAGTTAGTTTGGATTTGTTTTATTTCATTAAAAAACCAACCTATTTCATCATCACCCTCGAATATACCCTTATCATCTATTTCCTTTAATCTATCTTCAGATTCCTGGAGTGATGTTGTTAAGTTTAAAGTATAGTTATCATATTCAGTAACAATATCTTCAAGCTTTTCACTTTTCCGTAAAAGGTTAAAGGTCGTATATCCGAAGATAACGACCATTAAACCTAAAAGTATTACTGTTATTTCTAGTATCATAAACTATCTAACATATTTTTTAATCCTGGGCTAGCTATTGTGTTAAGTGCTTTGGATTTAGTGTTGGTTTTTTTATTTGATGTTAATGTAAAATTTTTCCCCTTGGGAGCCACGTTATTTTGAACATTTCCCCTAAATTTGGGTAACCATTCTATTTCAAATTCAATTCTTGCGGCCATTAGATCGGCTTGATGCAAAATGAATGGCAATGATGTGCGAGGTTTCTGTTCAGGCATAAACGAAAATAAATACTTTTTATTAGCATCATCATACAAACCATCATGAGTCTGGATGGCTATCATTTCGTTAAATGTATATTGTATCCCATGAGATTGGAGGAGAAATAATCCACGATCTGGAACCGAAGCAAAAGGTACTTTTTTATTAAACATATAATCTTCACCTAATTTATCTCTTCTCCATTTATCCGTTTGGGGGATATATGAATCCTCGTTCTCGTCTCCCATTTTTCCTAAATCATGATTAATTGCTGAAAATACAAGTTCTTCCTGGGTAAATGTATTCATATCTGCTCCAAATTCTTCCCATAGTGAAGACATGGATAATGCTCCTTTGACTACCCTGTTTACATGATCAACATATCCTCCAGGGAAAGCACTATGGTATTCCTTTTTATGAGCCGCAGGCATTAAAATAATACGTTCTTCATATTTCGAGTAAAAATCAAGTAATTTCTGTTTTCTTTCCCCTGTAATATATTTTTCAATATTAGAGGTAAACTCAACCCAATTTGATTGGATTTTTTCTGCTGTTAAAACCATAATTTATTTTTTTAGTATTTGTTGATTTCATTCGAGGACATTGGTTCCATTTCAACCATTCCTCTTAAATCTTCCACCAAGTCTATAGCTTTATTTATATTTTGTTTATAAATTTTAATAGGTTCTTGGGTATTTACAATTCTTTGTAAATTGATTAAAGTTGTTTCTAAATTATCCAACTTTGAATTCATTACATTTCTATTTCTCATTTTATAACTGTTTTAAATTTTAAATATTTTAATTGATGGGTGAGAAGTTATGGGAAGTATTTTACTACTCCAAGTTATTTTTTTAATAACTTAGCTATATTTTGGATTTTTAATAAATGGGCGCATTTTTCATATTCCTCCTTATATTCAAAAAACCAAATAGATTGTTGTATAGACGTGTTAAAAGTTTTAATGTTAAATTTTTTTAAAGCATCTATAATATTTTTATCTTGGGTATCTATATCTTTTATATAACTCCAAGCTCTATTAAATACAGCTGAATTTGCTACATCTTTAGTTGAATCAGGATCAATATCAGACCCCTCAACTTTCACAAACTCAGTTAATTTTTTCTGAAATAATTGGTGGTTAAGGATTAGTTTTGTAAACATTCCAATTTTAAAAAAAGATTTTTCTCTTATAGAGTTAATACTTTTATCTACATCTATTTCTATCCCTGATGGAACTGGTGTTTCTTCTTCATCAAATAACCCAAATATGTTTTCTTTATCCAAAGTAGTAAATATTATATATTATAAATATTAATTTAACTCCTTAATTTCATTTTCAATCTCTTCTTTTATTTTAACTAAAGCTTTATACTCAGATATAATATCTTTTTTATTTTTATTATCAGGGTGGTAACTCCATATTTCCTCCATAATAGTCTCAACAGCTATTAAATCGTTAACTAATCCAACTTTAATTTCACTATTTTCTGATTTTGCCATTTTATTTAAATTTATTACCTATTAATATAATATTTTCTTTTGCTTCTTTTAGACTAATTTGGAAAAATTCTTTATTATTTCTAACTCTATATGATTTTAACTTATTATGAGTCATTTTTTCTATTATTTCTCCATTAAAACATTTATAAGCCCATTCTACCTCATATGGTAAAACAACACCAGTTGATGATGATATTTGTTTAGCCCTTTCTTCAGGTGTTCCCGCAGTATACCCTATTTTTAAATATTCTTTAGGTAAGGAGGGGTTTGATAATATATATACCCATTGATCTCCCTCGCCTTGATCAGCATAAAGTCCATATTTTTTTTCGGTATAATACGTTACATCTTCCCATCCCTCCCCTTCATCACTGGGGGTGAGGGTAAAAAAAGCAGCATGTTCAACATCTGTATTTCCATAATTTTCACGAAGGGGCAAAAACCCCTTCGCTACTTGGTCTGTTATCTTTTTCATTATGCTATAAATTCTAATGCCTTACTAAACATTTTTTTATTAACATCTTGATCTTGCTTGAAATTCTTAATAACTCGAGCTTGACGTTTTTTTCCTTTTTGAGTAATATATTCGAAATTACCTTCAATAATATTCTCTTGAACACGATTAAATACTTCCCAAAGCATATTACCCTCATCTTCTGAGCGTTGAGATTCTAGGACTTCTTCAATTGCTTGGTTATCAAAAGTATTTCCAGTACCTTCTACTCTAATATCAAGAAATGATTTAGCAAGATCAAACATTTGCTCTTCTTGTAATTCAATTTCTTTCATTTTATTCATTGCTTCAACAGTTAATGGTAATCTTTCAACCATTTCTTTAATAGTATCTTGTAAAGTTGAGAAATCATAACCCATGTGACGGATCTTAACATCCTCAAATGTATCTGTAGCTATAACTAAACCATTTTCACAAATCATTCTAAATAACCCAGCTGTAAATTGGAATGAATTTTTACCATCGTGAGAATTTGTAAGCAATACTTGTGGGTAAACAAGATCACCATCTTCACCATTAATAACAACATCGTTATTTCTAAAAACAACTAAATGTTTTTGAAAACCAACTGTGGTTTCGATTCTAGCTTTAACTTCTTTAGCATCTACAACATTCCATCCTAATAACCCCATATCTTTGATCACTTGATCAGTTGGGATGTGTGTGTACTTTTCACTTGTACTTTTAGAACCAACTTTGGTAAAAATACTTGGAGCGATTTCTCTTAACTCTTCTAAACTTTTGAACTTTTGACTTTCGTAATTTAACATAACTCTGATTTATTTAATTATTAATATACTTGAATATACGATAGGCTGCTTGGGAAGCCAAGCTTCCTGTTAATTACTTTTTATTTCCTTTTTTTCCCTTTTCCCCCACCTCATTTACCCCTAAATATACGAAATACCTCCGGGGTAGCCAAATTTGGTATGGGGGTTTTGGTGTTTATTTTATAGGAGCTACATATTTATAACAAAAATACAACTTATATGGCCATAATATCGGGTTCACTTTTAAGAACCACAGGGGTACCAATCCCCACTGAAATTGCTTCTGGGAGTGAATTTACTGTAACTTTAGTTGAAGGTCCTGGTTATATGACAATAGAATCTAAAAGAGATAATAATGGGTTTTATACAGGATCCGCTAATTTTTCTTCCGTATCTTCTTCAAATATGGTTTCAACAGTATTTGGAGAATTCATTATTGGTTCGTATACTGGATATACAACATCGTCTAATTTAACATTTACAGCTAATAAAACCATACCAGCAAATCAGTTATATGTTAAAATTGCTTCACCTATTGATAACCCTAGGTTTGAAATAGGAGGTTTAGTAGATGATTTATTAACCGTATTAGAAGAACGTTCATCATTTTTTGAAAATGAAGTTGCAACTAGAGCTATATTGACAAACCTTGAAAGCATTGACCTATAATGGCAAATTTATTAGAAAAAGCGAGTATAGTATTAACACCAACAGGTTATAGTAAAGATGCTATTCACAACGTAAAGCCGAGTTCTGAATCTTTTGGTGATATGGCTCTAAGACAGGATGGCAAAACTACAAGAGTAAACTCAAGTGGGTTGGTTGTATCAAACACAACAGATATTCCGAGAATAGACTACTCAAAAGGCAGTGGTGCTATTTTATCAGAATTAGCATCTACTAATCGAATAAATTATAGCGAAGACCTTACTCAAAGTGG